GTGACCTGATCCGCCTCGACCAGACGAAGGTCGAGCTTCACCGGCCCCGGCAGGTGCGGGTTGCTGACCAGGACGGCGAAGACCTCGCCGTCCGTCGCCCGCGCCGCCCGCATCGTGCGGAGCTTCTCAGGCAGCCCGACCGCCTTGGCCCACGCCAAGAACGAGCGCTCGATCCGCTCGTTGGCGGCGTCATCCTCGGTGAGCAGTTGCAGTCGCGGCCCGGTGCCCACCACGTCGTTGGCGAGCGTGAGCACGATGCCTTTGGCGTAGGCGTTGTTGGCAGTCTCGTACCGCGCCCGGTTGCGGAGCACCCGCCGGACCTCGGGCGACGCCGCTGCGTCAGCGCTCAGCCCGTCCGCGTGCGCACAGTGGCGGCGGTTGCCGTCGTTCGTCATGGCCGAGTCGAACCCGGCCCGCAGCATGCGCCGAACCACGCCTGCGCGGTGCGATAGAGGCTTGGGTCCCGGAGCGGACTTGGATCGGGGCAGGCCCAGCATCAGCCGCCCCCCTCCCCGGCCGCGCCGGGCGGCACGAAACGAGTCAGACGCAGCGCACGCGCCGGGCGGGCCGACGCCTGCTTGCTCGCCAGGTACCGGTCGGCCTCGATCTGGTCCCGCAGCGGGTGCTGCTCGACGCTCCCGGCATCGCCTTGAGCCCGCTTGGGTCCCGCGGCGTTGTCGCGGATGGCCTCATTCAGGTTGTCCGGCGGTTCCGGCATACGGTGCGTCCTTGCACCAGGCCGGGGTTCCCGAAGGCGAGGCCAAAAAGCACAACGCCGCACAGGGGTGCAGCCCTGCACGGCGTGTCACTTGCTGGCTCGGCAGTGGTCGGGGATCAGCCGCACACCGTTCGCCTCCGGGAAGCCCGGCCTGGATGTCTACGGATGTTCTACGTCAACACTGGGCGCTCGTCATGCGCTGCTCCTGTTTCTCGCGCAGATCGTTACGCATATGGAACTCGGGGCTCATTTTCCGTTGAGTTTCTCCGTCGTGATGACAGCTTTGCCGCAGTGACGGCACTCGCGCCGGCGCACAAGGCGGCCGCCCGAGCGCGGTCGCGTGTAAACCACACGCCAGTGACCGCAGCCGCACGACGGACAGCGCAGGCCGTACTCATGCTCACCTGGTCGCGATGTCGCAGCCGCGCGGTTCACGCCTTCGCCCTCCGGAGCTCGGACAACCTGACGCGCGGCTTCGGCTTGGCCCGCTGGTCCGTCCCGAACAGCACCGCCCCCTGCATCGATGCCGCCACGGCTGACCCGACCAGGCAGTCGAGCCAGTGGTTGTCGATGCCGGCGACCCGCAGCTTCCACTCGTCGACTGTCCGGCCCCGGCCCTCGGTCTTGATCCGGTACTCGCTGGTCAGATGGTCGGCGAGCAACCGGTGCCGCCCGGCCTCGCGCCCGAAGAGCGACAGGCACCCGGGGTCGCCCATGGGCACCGCCAGCCGGGCGTGGACGAAGCTCTTCCAGTAGTTGGTGTCGAAGAGCACGTGCCGGACGGCCCGCTTGCCGGCCACCAGCGGCACGCGCCAGTTGAGCCCGACCCGCTCGCCGCGCTTGCGCTTGTAGTCGTTGAAGGGAATGCTGCTCGCCCCAACGTACCGGCCGTGGCTGGGCATGACGATTCCCGCGTGGGCCGACTGGCGGCAGAACTGGTAGACCAAGTCCGATGACTGACCCCAGTTCGCGTCGATCAGGCAGCGGTCGATGCGCAGGTCGGTCCCGTCGTCGCGCCGCCACGCCTTGCCAAGCAGGTCGCCGGTCAACGCCTCGAGCCCGGCGTAGATCGCGCCTTCCTGGCCCGCCCGCGGGAACTCGGTCAGGAGCGTCCGCCGGGCGTCGCGGAGCGTGAAGTACGACTGCTTCGGGTCCGGCCACGCGCCGTAGTCGAGCACGTAGCCGGTGAAGTCGTCCTCCCAGCCCGCGACGAGCCAGAACAGCAGCTTGCCCTGCACGTCGATGAACGCCGTCGCCCGCGTGCAGCCGATGGGCGCGACGGACCGCGGCATGCCGTTGGTCTTGGCCGCGATCTGCTCGGGTGTCAGCAGGTCGTCGTCGGCCGCGACCTCGGGCAGCGGCTCGTTCTGGTACTCGGCCCAGAATGCCGCCTCGTCCTGGAGCTTGAGGTTCATCGCGTGCTGGACGGCGCTCAGTTCGTCGTGGTTGAACCGTGCCGGCCACGCGACCGACGCACCCTCGTCCATGTTCCTGCGGTTGCGCTTGTAGAAGGCGGTCGCCTGCCCCAGGCCGCGATCGGCCCGCAGCCCCTCGGCCCGGATCTCGGCGTACCTGGCCCACAGCGCTTCGTTGGTCGGGAACGAGTAGACCATCCGCGTCCGCTCACCCTGCCACTGGGGGTGCTTGTCACGGTCGAGGATCCGGTCGGCCAGGTCGTCGGGGCGAACGACCGTCACCGTCATAAGCCCGGCGATCTTCTGGCCCGGTCCGGCGAGGCCGAGGATCGCCCCGGCGAGCACCCGCTCCCGAGCCGCGCACTGGCTCGGGCTGCGCGCTGACTCGTCCGTCTGCGGGTCGTCGATCAGCACCAGCGACGGGCGGACGCTCTGACCATCGGGACGCTTGCGCTTCATGCCGCGGATGCGCCCGGTGATCCCCGCCACCGCGATGATCGCGCCCGACGCCGCTGAGCCCTCAATTGTCGGCAGCACGATCTCCTTGGCGGTCCACCCGATGTGCGTCGGCTCGCCCTTGTGGAGCTGACCCGAAGCCCGCTGGTGGATGCCTTCCAGGCAGCGGATGGGGTAACACGCCTCCGGGAAGTCGTCGGCGAGCAGGTCGTTGTTCTCCAGCTCGCTCTTGAT